GACACCCGAAGAGATGACGTGGGTTGCTCCTGAGGAACCTCAAGTGGTCCTCGAAGAAGAGGACGAAAGCGACCCACTCATTAACGGTGTAACTGGATGGCGGACCGTCATAACCGGTGCGCTGGGTATCTTCGCCACGTTCTTCACAGCCGTATTCGATCTTCTCGGTATGGAAAACGCTGAGAAGCTGGGAACAGTTACATCGCAGATCTTCATTGGCCTTGCGGTCCTCTTCCTGATCCTCAAGTTCTGGAAGCGCATAGAGAAGATCCTCAAGAAAGGGGTGAAGAGCCTTGGCTAAGATAATTGAATGGCTGGACCGTGTGTGGTCTGCCGCCCTGCTGATCACTCTTGGTCTCGCCGGTCTCCTCTGGTGGTCCAATAAGAACGCAGTAAACTCCTACAAGGACAACATCGATGAAGAAGCTAACACTCGTGGGCGACACGCTAACGATGCTGCTGCCGATGCTATGCGTCTTAGCCCTAGTGAGCGTGCTGAGCGGATGCAGCGTAAAGGTTGGTGGCGGGATTGAAGCTGCCTGTGGGCAGTGGGATCCGATCTACGCAAGCAAAGTAGATAGCCTTGAGACTGTTGAACAGATTTACATGAACAACGTCAAACAAGAGGCTTTCTGTGATGGCGTATAAGCGTGACTACAAAAAAGAATATAAAGCCTCACGTACCCCTGAGCGTCGTAAAGCGAACATCATGCGCAAGCGTGCCAGACGCCTTATGATTAAGAAGAAGGGTGCAGCGGCGGTTCGTGGCAAAGAAGTTGATCACAAGAACCACAACACTAGCGATAACTCTTCGAAGAACCTGCGGATCATCTCAAAGAAGGCGAACCGTACGAAGCAACCGAAGCGTAAGTAATTTCAGTCAGAGGGGCGCTGTATTTAAGCCCCTCATACGTGCTGCTCCTAAGCAGGCGTAGCTACCGGATTAGCATGCACTCCCGGTAAAGAACCCGTCCGAAGACAAGACAAGCGATATGAGGCCCCTGCGGGGATAACCTTGAGGAAGTTGGCTGCTCTAAGCGCCGGGATCGATCCAAAAAACATTCCCTCCCCATTCGGGGACATACCCTATATATGAAAGGCCAATATCATGGCTCAGACTGACAACTACACCCCATTGAAGGTTAATACCTTTGCTGGCTCCGCTGGTACCCATAACTACACTAACAACCGTGACCTCCTCCTTAAGGCGTTCTCGGGCGAGATGATCCGTCACTTTGACGAGAAGTTTGCTCTGAAGAACGGCGTGCGCTCCATCTCCCTGAACGGCGGCATTTCCGCTCAGTTCCCTGCAATCGGTCGTGCTTCCGCTGATACGTTTGTACCGGGTCAAGAGATCGTAGGTCAGACCATCGACACCGCTGAGAAGGTTGTCACCATTGACGACACAATCATTAGCTCCGTATGGATCCACAACATCGACCAGATGCTTACGCACTTCGAGTTCCGTGGTGAGTACTCCAAGCAGATGGCTTCCGCTATGGCTCTGACCATGGAACGCAAGTTGTTCCAACGTGCCGTTGGCGTAGCTCGCTTGGGCGACCAGTTCAACGCTGCTTCCGTCGCTGGTATCGATGCTGCTACCACTGCTGCTACCGGTAAGGGCGCTGGCCTCGTTGGTATGAACAACGCTGTAACTAAGCACGTAGGCACCGCTGGTGGCGCTGCTGAGCTTATCAACGCTGCGTTTGAAGCTGCTGCATACTTCGACATGGAAGACATCCCATACGAAGATCGTGCTCTGTACGTAGCTCCGTCTACCTACTACGCTCTGATCAACAGCAACGACACAACTGTCTCCAAGCTGCTGAACCGTGACCTGTCCACGAACGGTGACTTCGCTAAGGCTGAGTTGTACCAAGTTGCAGGCTTTAACCTGATCAAGACCAACCACATGGCGATCAACGGTACCGCTAACAGCAACTTCGGTCCAGATGGCCGTACGCCAATGAACTCCGCTACTGGCGGCTTCGGCGACGATTACGCTATCAACGCTACCGACACCCTCGGCATGTTCATGCACTCCTCTGCCATTGGCATGATCAAGGCTCAGGACATGGTCACCGAGACTGAGTACTCCGTAGCTAAGCAGGGCACCTTGCTTGCTTCCAAGATGCTCTTCGGTTCCGACGTTCTGCGTCCTTCGGCTCTGTACGAAGTACGTAAGGCTGTTGACGCTTAAGTCATAAACTACCTTTCAAGGGGGGTCCTTAGCGGGGCTCCCCTTTTAAAATCAACCTAAGGCGGATACAATGCTTACACCATCTACCAAACTCGATGCAGTGAACAGTCTACTGACGGCTGTAGGCGAGTACCCCGTATCAAACCTCGTAGACGACATTGCTGAGGCACAGATTGCCATCCAAGTCATCGATGAGGTCTCCCGTGAATTGCAGAGCCGTGGCTGGAGTTGGAACACTCGCCGTAAGGCTAAGCTCACACCTGACACGAACAACAACATCTTTGTCCCTACCAACGTCACCCGAGTGGACGCTACGGATGTCAATGGGTGGAACGACCGTACACAGCGGTTCACCATTCGTAACTCCAAGCTGTTCAACATGGTTGACTTCACGGCTACCTTCGAGACCGAAGTGTATGCCGACTTGGTTTACCTGTGGGACTTCGATGACCTCCCAGAAGAAGCCCGTCGCTTCATTACCCTCGACGCACAGCACCGCTACATGAACCGTGTAGTAGGCGCAGACGCTGACATGGCCCAAGTGCAGGCTCAAGCCTCCCGTGCCTACGTCGCTCTAAAGCAGGACGAAGGTAAGAACGCAGACCGCAACGTCCTCTGGGACAACCCGCTCTCTAACTACATCTCCTCACGTCACCTCGGAGGCTACTAATGCCCTACCTGTCTGATAGCATCCCCAGTCTAACTGGCGGTGTCACTCAACAGGTACCTGAGCTACGCATTCCTACGGCTGCTGACAGCGTAACAAACGCTTACCTCTCGGCGGTCCATGGGCTTAACAAGCGGCGGGGTGCTGAGCATATCGGCAACCTGACCAGCAATGCGCTCGGTACCTCAACCTTTGTACATACAATCGACCGTGACCTTGCTGAGAAGTATATTGTGACGGCAAACTCTGATGGCTCTGTAGAGGTTTTCGACCTCAACGGCACAGCCCAGACTGTAAATGTAGTAGGCAACGCCTCCACCTACATGACCTGTAGTGATCCCTCAGCAAACCTCAGGGCAACCACTGTGGGTGACTACACGTTCTTCGTAAACCGCACCAAGACTGTACTAGCGAACACTGTGGCTGACACACGCCCTCTTCTGGGTCGTAACGCCTCCTTCGCTATCGCTGGTCACTCTGGTGGTGGTAAGTACACTCTCGTGGTGGCAACTGACGTGGAAGACGCTGGCGTAGTAACAACATACTACCGCTCGGCTACCTACGACAGTAAGTCTCGTACGACTGGTACCTCGACCTCTACGGTCACTGCTGGTGCCCGGTCTACGACTACACCCTCGATTACCAACACCCACTCTCAGGCAACCTCTGATTGGGCAACAGGTAGCTCGACATCACCACAGTATGACAGTGTTACCGGTCAAGCGACTGACAGTGTGTCGGCGACTAACGAGAACGATACAACCACGCTCAACTCCATCAAGGATGCTATCTCCTCACTCGCAACTGCGGTGTCCGGTACGTCCTCCGTAGGTGGCCAGTCTTGGGTAATCTCAGACAACACTAAGGGACATGCTCACGATGCCGTGGGTGAACTCGGGTGTAACCGTGAGTTCTACATTGTATCCTTCAACGGCCCCTCAGGTGCCAACTGTACGTACGTCTCCTCCGTTGTCTCTGACTTCGAAGAGCTACCTCAGCATGGCGTAGAAGGCCAGCTGGTACGTGTTGCTGGTAAGAAGGGTCTCGCTGCTGACGATTACTTTGTACAGTGGAGCGGACAGGCTTGGCAGGAAACTGTAGGCCCTGACGCTCAGGAAACGCTAGATGCCGATACGATGCCTCAGGTACTCATTCGGCAGCCTAACGGTACCTTTGATCTCCGTGCGTACGTGTGGGAAGACCGGCTCGCTGGTTCGGCTGATAGTAACGAAAGCCCCTCCTTCGTAGACCGTGAGATCAACGACGTGTTTATGTTTCAGGGACGCCTCGGGTTTCTCTCTGGGGAAAGCATCTCGCTCTCTGAGAGCCAAGCGGTTAGTAACTTCTACCGCACCACGGCTATTCAGGTGGAGCAGGATGAGCGGATCGACGTGGATCTCAACTTCGGTAGAGTGAACGTCCTCTACGCTGCTACCCCTATTCGTAACCAACTGCTCCTTCACTCTGATAAGGGACAGTTTATCGTCTACTCACCTAACGGTGTCATCACAGGCTCTACCGTGACGGCTGCTCAGGTGGCTGACTACAAGGTGTCTACAGAAGTTAAGCCTATCGTTCTCGGTGACACAGCTATCGCTGCTGCTGACATCGGTACCTTCACGCAGGTCCGTGAGTTCTACTTGCGGCTCTCTGATGAACGTATCCTCGGTAACGACCTTACCATCGCTGTGCCTCAGTACATCCCTTCGGGTGCAAGTAGCATGGCCGTAAGTCGTGACCACAAGTTCATCGCTATCCACTCCACAGGTGACGCTGGTGCTCTCTACATCTACAAGTTCGAGATGGCTGGAGAGACCAAGGTGCAATCCGCATGGTCACGTTGGGAGATCGGTGAGGGGTCCATTGAGGGTCTGGCGATGTTTGACGACCACCTGTTCCTAGTAGCAGGCTTGGGAGGCGAACGTGAGCTTATCCGTATCGACATCCGAGACCAGAACGAAATAGAAGACAGGCTGCTCCTCGACTACGCTGTA